TCGTGCGTGGTATGCATCTTTATGGTCGCAAAATCTTGCGTCCTGAAGGCATCGTCACTGCTAAATACAACGCTGCTTAAGGAGAAACTAAATGGCAACTATTACTACTCTCTCAAACGCTGTTGGTGCAGGTACACAACCTAGCCGTAGTCTTCGCAACATGCCTTATGTTGTTGAAAACACTATTAGCTGGTCTGCTGCTGTAACAGCTAAAGGCTCTGCCTTGGCTGCTGCTGATGTGATTGAAGCTCTCCAGATTCCTGCACAATCTATTGTGTTGGCTGCTGGTTTTGAAGTGATCACTGCTGCTACTGGTAGCTGTACAGTTAGCTTGGGTGTTACTGGCGTTACTGCTGCTGCCTATGTCTCTGCTTTTGCAGTGACTAGCTCAGCTACTGCCGGAACCTACGCAACTCCAGCGACTGCTGCATATCCAATCGTGTCAGGAGCTGCTGATACTTTGGACTTGCTGTTGGTTACTGAAACCACTACATTGAGTGCTGGTTCAATCCGTGTCTTTGCTGTCATTGTTGACGCACAAGATCGTGTTGGTCCTGCTACTGTAGATCGTGAGCAACTGGCCTAATAGCTAGTTGATGTGGGAGGGGCTTAATAGCCTCTCCCATTTCTGTATGCTCTATTAGAGAGCGTTTTTAAAACTAAGAGGATTCTCTAATGGCTATTACTTCTGCCCTTTGCACAAGCTTTAAAAAAGAATTGCTTGAGCGTAAACATGACTTTAATGTTACAAGCGGTCATACATTTAAGATTGCTTTGTACACATCTGCAGCTACCCTTGGTGCTTCAACCACAGCTTACACAACCTCTAACGAAGTTGTAGGCACTGGTTACACTGCTGGTGGTGCTACTCTAACAAACATTGATCCCACTAGCAGTGGTACTACAGCATTCATTGACTTTGCTGATGCTACCTTTGCTAATGCAACCATCACTGCTGCTGGTGCTTTAATTTATAATACCACTACAGATGGTGGATCAGCCACAACTAATGCTGTAGCTGTCATCTCTTTTGGTGGTGATAAGACATCTACCAATGGTGACTTTGTAATTCAATTCCCAGCAGCAGACGCAAGCAACGCTATTGTCCGTATCGCATAAGGAGTCGTAGGTTATGGCTACGACAACCCGGTCAGGGGCAATATATGGCATTGGCACATACGGGACATCTCGTTATGGTAAAAGCAATGTTGCATATGTTCCAGACGGGTTGCAAGCATCAGCAACATCAGATAGTGGTGTTGTTATTAGTGGTGATGCTAACCATGTAGTTGTTAGCTTAGTAGCTGTTGGAGCTACTGGTGATGTAGGTGTAGTAGGCGTAGCAGTAACTAGTTTAGTTGGTGTATCCGCAACGGGCTTTGTTAATGATGCTGTATCGTTTAGTTTAGGCTGTAGGTTTGAAATTGATAGTGTTAGTGCTACAGGCAGCGTAGGTGATGTCACTGTTGTTGCTAAAGCAATTACTAGTTTAACTGGTGTAGAAGCACAAGGAAGTGTTGGTAGTGTTGATGTGGTTGCTAAGGCACTCACAGCAATAACAGGTGTAGAAGCTACAGCAGCTCTTGGTAATGTTGAAGTAAGGTCGATTAATAAGATTCCTGTAGATGGAATTGAAGCAACAACCTCAATAGGTAGTGTTGTTGTAGTGGCAAAAGCCACAACAGATTTGCTTGGTGTTGAGGGTATAGCTAGTTTAGGGATTGTCTCTGCACTAGCTAATGCTTTAGTAGCCATCACTGGTGTAGAAGCTACAACAGCTCTTGGTAATGTTGAAGCAGCTAATAATGCTAGACCAACCTTTGATGGTGTGGAAGCTACAGGTGCTATAGGTACAGTGGCTGTTACAGTTACTGTATTTGATTATGCTGCTGTAGCAAGTCTTTATGATAGAAAACGCACTGTGTATGTTGAGAGACAAAGCACAGGAAAAGAAAGAACAGTGTTGGTGTTAGCTGAGTCTCGTAGAGTTTATGTGGATAGACAATCTACAGGGTATGACAGAACATCTTATGTGGCTATAGAGCCTAGACAAGTATATACAGATAGAAAATCCACTTCTGCTGATAGAAGTGCTTTAGTGGAGTAGGAGTTTAATAATGTCTTTTCGATGGCCTAACAAAGATCCTGATGAAACTTTAGACTACAGTGTTGACTGGTCTAGGTTTCTAGACACAGCAACTATTAGTAGCTGTTCTTGGTTTGTTGACAATAGCTCTGGTGTAAAGACAGCCATTACAGGAGGTAACACTGTTAATGGCATTCAGAACGTAGCACAAACTATCTCTGGTAGTGTCACCACTATCAATCTTGGTTTAGGTACTAACAACACTGAGTATAAGTTTTATTGTAGAATTACAGATAATAGTGGTAATGTAGCTGAGCGAGTCACTCGTTTGCGTGTTAAGGAACAATAAGAATGGCATACAACTATCTTGGACTTACCAATGAAGTTAATAGAAGGCTTAACGAAGTTGAACTAACTTCTGCAAACTTCCCTACAGCTACTGGTTTTTATGCACACATCAAAGATGCAGTGAATGCTGCTATTAGAGATATCAACCACACTCACTATGAGTGGCCTTTCAATCATATACTTGCTGAAGAAACTTTGACAGCAGGTACAACTAGATATGCTTTTCCCTCTGATGCTAGCACCATTGACTTTGATACTTTCCGTATCAAGGAAGATGCTACTTTAGCTAATGAGACAGTTAGACTTAGCATCATCACTTATGATGACTATCTGCAAAGATTTGTAGATCAAGAATATTCTACTGATTCTAGTAAGCGTGATGTTCCTTCATATGTATTCCATGCTCCTAGTTTAGAGTGGGGTGTTGTTCCTGCTCCTGATCAAGCATATGAAATTGCTTATGAATACTACAGAATTCCTGTAGATCTTTCTAGTGCTACAGATGTTCCATCTGTCCCAGAGAGATTTAAACAAGTTATTCTTGATGGTGCTATGTACCATGCTTATATGTTTAGAAGTAATGAACAAGCAGCTACTCTTGCTAAGACTAAGTTTGATGAAGGCATTAAGAAGATGAGGATTCTTCTTATCAATAAGTATGTGTATATGCAATCTACTGCCATCACACAATCGTCTGCCTTTGGTGGCTTCGGTGATAGGGTTAAATAATGGCTGATGGATGGCAGACATACCCTTTTGAATTTCGTGGTGGATTGATTTCAAATCTATCACCACTTCAACAAGGCACACTGGCTCCCGGTAGCGGAAGACTCATGAAGAATTTTGAGCCTTCTGTTGATGGGGGCTACATGCGTATTGAAGGCTATAACAAATACGACAGTGCTTTTACACCCGCATATGGTGAGCCTAAAGTGCAGGGTAGTGGTCAAACTGGTACTACCTTAATCATCTCTAACATACTTACTACTCCTATTGCTGGAGATACATTCACCATTGCTGGTGTAACTGGTACATACACCATCGCTGCTGCTGGTGTTTCATATAGCTCCACATTTAAAGTTGCTACAGTGACACTCACAACGTCTTTAGCTTCTAGCCCAGCAGATAAAGCAGCCATTACATTTACATCTCACACTGGGCTGGTTAAAGGTATTGCAGCATGGAACAATCTTGTTGTTGCTGTTAGAAACGCTGATATCTACACAACCACTGGCACAGGCTTTACCAAGATAAGCAAGCCTCATTACGGCACAGTACTTGTCAATGGTGGTAGTCAGACAGGCACTAGTCTTATTATGGATGGGCTGATTAAAGCTCCACAGATTGGTGATACTTTCAGTGTTGCTGGTATTGAAAAAGTGTATACAGTGTTGGCTGTACCCACGGTGACTTCTACATCTGCCACTGTATCCATCAACCCAGCACTAGCTTCTAGTCCTGCTGATAATGCTGCCATCACTTGGCTATCTGCTAATAGAGCTAGTAATTTCAAGACACGCTTCAGTAAGTATAGACTTAATAGCACTGAAAAGATTGTTGGTGTTGATGGTACAAACTATCCATTCATCTATGATGGTACAACATTTAAAGTGTTATCAGATAAGACAACAGATATTTTAGGTGCTCAGTTTGTTATTAGCCATAAGAATCAATTGTTCTTTGCTAAGAATGAGAACATCATCTTCACAGCTCCCTACACCGATGATGACTTCACTGCTGCTGCTGGCTCTGGCATCATTAATGTTGGTGGCCTCATTACAGGAATTGTTGTCTTTAGAGAAACACTAATAATCTTTACAGAGAAAACTATTAGTCAGCTTACTGGTACAACCATACAAGACTTCTCTCTACAGCCCATCACCAAAAATGTGGGGTGTGTAGCTTCTGACACCATACAAGAAGTTGGTGGTGATGTTATGTTCTTAGGCCCAGAAGGGTTAAGACTCTTAGGCGCTACAGATCGTGTTGGCGACTTTAGCTTAGGTGTGGTATCAAAACCTATCCAAGCTGAGATGACTTCTTTAATTAATAGTAATTCAAGTTTTGCTAGTTGTGTTATTAAACAGAAGTCACAATATAGGTTGTTTGGATATAATAGTAATATTACAGCAGCTAATGCTAAGGGAATATTGGGAACACAGATGACTGGTGAATCCTCTGGTGGTTTGGCTTGGGCTGAGCTGGTGGGATTTAAATGCTATGTAGCTGATGGAGACTATCAAACTCAAACAGAAACCATTGTATTTGCTAATAATGATGGATATGTTTATGAGATGGAACAGGGTAATAGCTTTGATAGTAAAAATATTGTTGCTTCTTTTGCCACCCCTTATGTACCTATTAATGATTTTAGAATTAGGAAGACTTTTTATAAGCTTTTCCTCTATACAGATCCCCAAGGATCTGTTACAACATCAGTGAATTTAAAGCTTGATTTTGATGATCAAGGATGTGTACAGCCATCAACAATTGTGCTGTCTAATAATGCAGGTAGTGTAGGTTTTTATGGAACCAGTGGTGCTAAATATGGCACAACTGTTTATGGTGATAAGTTGAAGAAGCAATTTCAAACACAGGTGGTAGGCTCTGGATTCTCTGTATCGTTACAGTTTGTTTCAGATAGCCAAGACCCTCCGTTTTCTCTGGACGCTGCAACGCTAGAGTATGCCACACATGATAGAAGATAAGGAATAGTTATGACGGGATATGTTCGTAAAGATACTACCAACAACATTGCCGATGGTAAT